CAAAGCATACACCCAAACGGGTGTTTTGCTCTATATTCCTCCATAGCTCAGTCGGTAGTGCGAGTGTACACAAATATACCCAACATTATCTCTTAGTTTGAGGAAAGGCTTCGACCAAAAGTTGTTGCCGAAAACTTAATATGATCCTCCATAGCTCAGTCGGTAGAGCGCATGACTGTTAATCATGATGTCACTGGTTCGAGCCCAGTTGGGGGAGCCAAGAGAAAAGTCAGTAATTAAGCCAAAAACGGCTTGTTTACTGGCTTTTTGCTTTGTTTACAACATTTTTGAATTTTAAAAATATTTACCTCTTTTTATACCTTTTGATGTGTTATACTACAGATAAACTACAGATTTTCCATAATAAAAACCGCCCGAAATATAATCGGGCGGCTTATTTTAGGCCAACAATTTGATTGCGTTGTAAAGGGTGTCAACATCTTGGATAATATAGTGGTCAATATCGACCTTGTAATCTGTATGCCCCATGAGAGCAATAATGTCCTCTTCCCTCGCACCTGCCGCTGACATGCGGGTTGAAAAGGTTCGACGGCAAGAATGCGGAGTAAACTCATCGCCTAACCCCAGCGCCTGCATCGCCGGTCTGAAACAGTATTTTAAGAAGTAATCTTTATTCATAGATTTTCCAATTTCTGAACCCTCGTGCATACGGCAGAAGATTGTTTCGCCTTTATTATTTATGCAATTCTCTACCAATTCTAAAATTTTCGGGTGGATAGGTACAACACGATTTTTGCCGGCATCTGACTTTATGCCTGCGATAAAGTAAGGTATTCCTTGCTCACTTACATGGTATTGGTCAGTTGTAAGTGACAAAAACTCGGTCACTCTAAAATTAAGATAGCACATAATGTAAACATAATCAGCATAAGGCACTTTGCCTATGTTTTGTCTGATAAGCTCAAGCTGCACATCGGTAAAGCGTGTAGCGTTTACCTCTTCGGGTTCGGGTAGTTCTATAAATGTGCCGTAGTCTTTATTTACAATATCCTCTTGCATCGCAAAATCGTAAAGACTTGTGACGAAGCATTTAATCTTATGTAGAGCCGAGTAGCCTAAGCCTTGGCAGATTTTAGGCGTATCAGTGACTTTATAAGTGCCTTTACCATTAGGTAAGAGATATTTTAATTTGCCTTCTGCGCCGACCTCGTGATGTGGATTTTCGTAATAATCTATGATGAATTGATAATCCGAGGTGCGCAAGTCCCTGAATTTACGCTTGTACAGAGGTTTCAACTTGATGTATGCACTTGCATAGTTGCTTTTCACGCTGTTGCCAAGTTTTTTATATGCTTTAGTTTTTACCCATTTATCGTGTAATTGCTCAAGTGTCATATTAAAGCCATTGACTGGATTGTACTCATAATCTTTGAGGGCATTTTCTGCCTCTCGCTTTGTGGCAAAAGTCCCCAAATAAACTTGTTTCCCTGTGACAGAGCTTGCAGCGGCATACGGTTTTGATTTGCTGTCTTTGCGTATGTAAATACTGCCCGTGCCTTTTGTCCGTCGTCTGTTTTTTGGCTTGTCAGATGATTGATTTTTACCGCAATACGGACAGAATACAAAATCGTCCTGTAGTTCTCGGTTACACCGTCGGTTTATACATTTTTTCATCATTTTGCTCCTAAAAATGGGCGCAAAAAACCCCTGTAAAATATTGTAATTTTCGCAGGGGTGTGGTACAATATTATTGCTCTAATAAGTACCATTGCACCCGCTGTAATGGTTTCCGCTCTGTCCTGCGCCAACAGGTCAGGGCGTTTTTTTTATTTTTATAATGCATCAACCATTTCTTGTAGCTCTAAAAGGTTGTCATGTGCATCTTTAATGGACTCAAGACCTCTATAAACATACTTAACTGTTTTATATGCTTGGAAGCCTACTTTTTCGTAATCGTTTTCTGTATTCATATATTTTTCTTCAAGCAAGTATCCATAATACATAGTCTTTTCCATATTTTCGTTGCCTGAAAAATAATTATATTTATTAGCTTTTAACCAATCAACAGCCGCCTGAATATCTTCATCGGTAGCTGCTTTTGCATCCTTTTTAGCTTTGCTTGCAATGTAATCAACCATTTCGGTTGTGTTTGGTTCGGGTTCAGAGTCTGACGAAACATCATCGGAACTTTCATAATCAGAAACATCAGAAGAACTGTCAATATCGCTGTAATAATCCTTTGGCGGTTCGACATCTGAATGTGCTGATGTTTCGGTAGTTGTTTCAGAAACATCAGATGTGGCAGAAGAACAGCCTACAAGAGTGGTCGAACAAATTGCCACGATTGATAAGATTGCGAAATACTTTTTTAATCTCATTTATAAATCCTCCTCTTTTTGATATATATATTGACAAAATATATATCATATACTAAAATAATATTAGAGAGGTTCAGACTTCTCACTATTCCTATTTTACCTGCCATAGTTGCCGCTATGGCAGGTTTTTCTTTTTGTTGATAAAATCTGCAAATTGCTCCTTTACTTGCCGTTCAAGAGGATGCAAATAAAAAACATTTCTGCGTTCGAGTTCTGCCATTCGTTCAGCCCTGTAGGTTGCCGCCTCGAGGCTGATGTCACATAAATTTGCAATTGCAGCGGAAGTTAACGCTTGCAGTTCATGAAGGACACAGGCAGGGGCGAGTAAATCCCGAGCAAATACATTTGCTGAATGTTCGGCATCGTCGATTGTTGCAAATCCGTTGCCGTTTTCCTTAAACAAGTGACCTAAAAATATATGACCGAGTTCATGCGCAATTGTAAATCTACATCGCTGAGGGGATTGCTCATCTGCATATATGATATAAAGTTTATCATTTTGCATTAAAGTTGTACCGCTCTCGTTTTGGTGTAGCAGATTGACCGCTGAATTTTTCAGCAAAGTAATATCAGCTTGTTTAGCTATTTGGCTTACCTTAACAGGTAGGCTATCTATATTATAATCAATCAAACATTGCCAAGATGCATTGCGTGCGTTTTTGTATTTTTCATAATTCAATTTTTACCACCTCACAGGTAGTTTAACCCATGAGGTGTTTTTTATTTGTACTTATAAATCTGTATCGTCAGGCTCAAACTTACTGAGATCAGGAAGATTAACTATTTCAATTGGTTGATTATTACCGTCACTTCGTGCGGCTTTAATTGTTGGTATCAATATTTCATCTTCTACACCAAGCAATCTATCGACTGCAGGTTGCATATCAACTTTATTACGATATGCAAGTATAACCTTTTTCTCGTGATCCGAAAGTTTATCTATATGTATTTGTTCTTTAATTTCGCCATTTATCAAAGCGTTTATATCAATAGATAAAAAATTACATATCTTGGTGACATTTTGAATAGATGTTCCCCAAATGCCCCTACTAAAAATACCTTTAACGGTTGTATAAGGCAAATCAACTAATTTTGCAAATTGCATCACGCTTTTATATTTATCTAAAATATAATCCTGCAATTTTTGCTCAATAGTCATTGCGCTCACCTCTCTTTGATAGTTAGTATATTACAAAATTTTGTAGATGTCAATAACAAATCTACCTTTTTTAGTAAATTATTTTTAAAAAAGTGTTGACAATCTACCGCAAAAGGTATATTATAATGCTGTAATCTACTAAATAAGGTAGATTGGAGGTGAAAAACTATGTTATATCCTAATTTGGTGAAAGCAATGAAAGATGAAGGTGTAACTAAAACAGATATTGCAAATCTGCTTGGACTACATTTCAACACCGTAACTGCAAAACTTGAGGGCGAAACATCTTCAAGCAAAGCTGTTTATCAGGTTGGCTTTACTTTGATTGAGGCGGTAATGATTAAAAACATATTTTTTAAAAGATATGATCTTGCTTGGCTTTTTGATTTTTCGGAACACACAAAAACAGCTTAACGAAAGGAATGATAAAAATGGCACTAACCATATATGCGGTAGTCGCTACCGTAGTAGCAGTAGTGGCGATTATAAAAGCTGTAAAATGGAAAATCGCTACAAGAGCAATGGTGGTTTATTGTACGAAAAATTTTAGGATACCCACAGACAAAGAACTTGCCGACTGCTTCAAAGAAGCCGCCGGCAAGACAATAAGATTTAAGTAATTCCAAATTGAGCTTTTATAAGCTGAGTAACAACATTCGCTGATATTTGTGTTATTGCAGAAAGCGAGTGACTTCCCACGGTTCCGGCAATCTTCTTAACTTTATTCCATATATCATCGTTACGAATATTTGCTAAAAACTTGTGACCTTCGGGAGTTAAATCACCTACTTCTAAATAGTCGCCACCGTCAGTAGCGAACATTGAAGTAATTAAACCTGCAAGTTTGCATTGTTTAATGTGGTAGATAATTTCGTCATGAGAGTATGGTTGAAGCCTTTCAAAATCGTTGCTGAATTTACTGTATCGAAAGGATTCGTTGAAGTCACACACTTCTTCTACACTCAAAAGAATATCACGAACACAGTCGTTATTTAAACGCATAAGCATCACCTCCTTACAATTTGATTTTAGCATTTTAAGGAGAAAAACACAACAAGAAGGTTACAGCAGAAGAGTTTTTGGGAATATGTCGGGTGCTTGATGTTGATCCAAGGCAGTTTTTTAAGCAGTCTGCTTAACTTATTACCTCAGAAAGGAATGACAAAAATGATTGATTGTAATATCACTAAAAACTATTTGAGTGAACAAGCTCGGATGACAAAATCAAGTAATGCTGGTGTGTGTCGTATTTCGTGTAATCATTGCCCATTGAGCAGATTTAATAATGACGAAGAAATGCTTTGCACTGAATTAGAATTAAGGCACCCTGAAAAGGCAATTGCAATTGTACAAAAATGGTCGGATGAACATCCGCAGACGACTTATTTAAGTGAGTTCTTGAAAAACTATCCGAATGCTAAGCTTGGTGAAAATGGCGTGCCTATGAATATGTGTCCGTCGATACTTGGGCTTCAAGACCTTGAAAACTGCGGTGAAATAAGTTGCGTTGAATGTTGGAATCAGCCTGTTGAGGAGAGTGAAAAATGATGAGAGAATATTTATTTCGTGGCAAGATGATAGCTAACGGTAACTGGTCAGAGGGCAATTTGCTTGTAACTAAGCAAGGCTGTTGTATAACTCCCGATGCAACTGTTTTAGGCAGCTATGGCGCGGTAGATCCCGAAACAGTCGGTCAGTACACTAACATGCTCGACAAGAATGGCACAAAAATTTTTGAAGGAGATATCATTGATTTTTCTGACCGCTCAGACGGTGACGGCTATGGGGTTGTAAAGTACGATGCAAACGAAACTGAATTTGGGATTGAGTACGACAATATCTATGAAAGCCTCGGAAAACATTATTATCCCGAAGATATTGAAGTTATCGGAAACATACATGATAACCCGAACTTAGTAAGAGGTGATTATTAAATGAATGAAAAAATCCTTATCAACCCTAAAACAAATCAGGAGTACAGAGATGTACCGCCCACGGTAGCGGCAAAATATCTTGGTGTGGCTCTTAATTTTATTTATGAAGGGCTCAAAAAACAGACCTTGCCGATAGGCTCGGCAGTTCAGAGTGATTCAGGGCGCTGGAGCTACAACATACCGATTGACCGGCTCAAGACCTACGCAAGCGGTGCAGACATATCATTGCTCACCGTCCTGCTCAACAAATTGCTCGGCAGCGGCAACGCAATCGAAAGGACGGTATAAAAATGATAAATTCGCCGTGCTACGGCTGTCAGATACGGACGACAAGATGTCATACAGATTGTGAAAAATATCTTGAATACAAATCAAAATGTGACAATCGCCGAGCCGAACGCTCTAAAAATTATGACTTTTTTAATTACATCTGTAATAAAATCAACATCCATACGAGATGTCGCAAATCAAATAAATGAAAGGACTTTATAACGAATGTGGCATTTAAGAAACTACGAGACGAAAAGATCGCTCAGAAAAAAGTATAAGCATTGCAAAGAGCAACTTGAATACACCCGAAAGAGCCTCAGCACGAAAAGTGATGAGCTTGAAACAGCACACAGCGACATTGACTTTTTTAAGGTCAGAATCATCAAGGCTCTTAATGAAGTTAATAAACTTTGTGAGGGCAACAATCTGTTTTTACCGCCTGAGATTGAACGCATACAGGTTGAGCTTGCGGTCACAGATGTGATTGACATTAAAGAAACCTCCAAAAGCTTTATTTGCGTAGCGGTTGATGGGTGCAACCGATGAATTTTACAGGCAAAGAAAAAGACCGTTGACTGTTTGCAACAATCAACGGTCCGCAAATAAAAGGCTATTTGCAATCTAACTAATATTATCATAGCAAATAACCTTGCAAAAATCAAGGAGATTATAAAAAATGGAAAGAAAATCTAAATTACAGATGATAGCAGTGGACAAACTGCACCCACATCCACAGAACCCTCGAAAGGTTATCGGCGATGTGACGGAGCTTGCGGAATCTATCAAGGCGAACGGAATTTTGCAGAATTTGACCGTAGTGCCAAACAATGATAACTGGGATGATTTCACGGTAATTATAGGACATCGCAGGCTTGCGGCCGCAAAGCAGGCAGGTTTGACGGAACTGCCGTGTGCAATCGTTGAAATGAGTGAAAAAGAACAGCTTTCAACAATGCTCACAGAGAATATGCAGAGGTCCGACTTAACCGTATATGAAGAAGCAAAGGGCTGTCAGTTGTTGCTTGACCTCGGCGATACGGTCTCAGAAATTGCAGAGAAAACAGGATTTTCCGAAAGCAAAATCAGAAGAAGAGTAAAGCTCTGCGAGCTTGATGAAGAGGCATTTAAGGAAAGTCAGATCCGACAGCCTACGCTTGCAGACTATGACCGATTGAATCAAATTAAGGACATTGAAACGAGAAATAAACTGCTTGAATCAATCGGCACGAATAATTTTGACAATCTTTTGTATTCTGCTGTAAAAAAACAGGAAACAGAGGAAGAGAAAGAAAAAATTGAAAAACTCTGTCTTGAACATGGAATGACCAAAGTACAGAACCATGACGAAATTCCGAGCAACTACGAATATACCGGAGCATTTGAACTCAAAGATTTAATTGGTAAAGACTTTGCGGACGGCAGAAAAAGATATTTTTATTTTGCGTACAGCTCAAACATCTACATTTACGCAGAAGCATTGAAAAAACAGGAAAAGAATGATCCCGAAGAAGAAAAGCAAAAGCTTGAAGAGCAGAGGTGGGACGAACTTGTTGAGCAGGCGGAAGAAATAGATGAGCGCTGTGAGGCTCTCAGAAGAGGCTTTATGCTCGATACGAATTTCAATGACAGCAACAAAAAGCAGGAGCTTATAAAGTACATAACCGCTCAAGTGGCGGCAGACGCCCGTATCAAAGATTATCATTTTGAAGATGAAAGCATAGACAGATACATCAGCGAACATTGGTGCGATAACAGCGGCAGAATGCTTATGGCGGCGGCATACGCTTTGTGTCAGACGAATTACAGTTCGTTCAGTTATATCAGTGTAAATTATTCGGAAAAAACATTTAACCGAAAAAACAACCCCGATCTCAACAGATTTTATAATCTGCTATGTAAACTCGGCTATGTGATGTCTGATGAGGAGATACAGCTCCGTGACGGCACACATCCGATTTTTACAACAGGCGAAGTAAAATAAAAATAAACTAAATAAGTTAATCACGCTCTGCACAGCGAGATTATAGATTCCCTCTTTTGATAAATTATATACATACCTTTCTTTCAGTAATATTACCGATTCGGGCAGGTGCAGATGCCCGAAAAAAGCCAATAGATAACAAGCTCTGCACAGCTCGTTATATAACCCTCATTTTACTCCTCTTTAAATAAATTCTGACATTGTAAAAGCGGAGCAGGTGCAGATGTTCCGCATTAGGTAAAAATGAATATAAACATAATCACAATAAAATTTAAAGACGGTTCAAGCATATATATTGATGATGTTTCTGATTATGCCATAAATAACAATGTTATCAAAGTTAATAAAAATGGATATAATCAGTTTTTTAATTTCGACGAAGTTAGATATATCGGAAGAACATTTGATTTAGAACCCGAAATATACAACGCAATGAAGAGGTGAAACAATGAAAATAAAAAAAGCATTTGACATATGCAAGAAAAATAAAAACATTTCAATCTTTTGTAATGATGTCGGCGAGCAATGGTTGTCAGACGGATATGCAGTTTATCCTATCTTTGGTCTGCCACGGCTCAACGAGGATTACATATGCAAGCTCTATGACATTAACGATGCACAGAGAGATAAGATTAGCTTTACGATCAGCCAAAGCAAACCGTTAATTAATGTGGAAGATTGCACTCAGAACGAATCAGTTGCCGAAATGTGGGATATAAGCATTGTATATGACGGAAAAGTAATGCTACCGATAAGCACGGAAGAAGGCTTGATGTTTATTGACCGCACATATCTCAACCCTTTCACGGACACACCAAATGAAACAATGGTGCTTACATTACGAAAAGACATTAAAGGAACACCTTACTTTGCTGTTAAGTTTGGAATGGTTGCATACGGTTTTATTTGCGCATACGAAATAGTTGACGATGACTTTGTAAAACAGTTGCGGTCATTGTATTTTGAAAGCGAAATCATTTTAAAGAACAAGAAAGGGAATGCCGATGAAACAGTATGAGGCTGACCAACAGTGGAAATTATTTCAATGGACAACCTTCATCCGGGCAAAGTATCCTGAAATTGATTTGATGTTCCACATTCCGAACGGTGGCAGTCGAAATAAACTTGAAGCGGCCAACCTAAAAAGGCAGGGAGTGAAAGCAGGTGTACCGGATTTGTTTTTACCGATCAGCCGTGGTGGCTATCACGGATTGTTTATTGAATTAAAATACGGTAAAAACAAGCCAACCGAAAAACAAACTGAATGGCTTAAAAGTCTGAATGAACAAGGCTACGCTGTCGCTGTTTGCTATGGATGCGAAGAAGCGAGCGAAAAAATATTAAAGTATTTGAAATTAGGTGAAATAAATGAGTGAAGAAAAAAAGAAACGAGGTCGCAAGAAGAAACTTGACCGATTGGACCGAATGTGTCTTTATTGTGCTGACTACAATAAAAAACACGGCACAAACTACAGTTACGGGGAATTTGTAGCGCAAATCGCCGCAAGAAAAATTAAACCACTCGGTTTGTATGATTACGCAGATTAGGAGGAAAAAATGATTGATTAAGGAGAGTGATTTGGTTGAGTCAGAGAAAATCAATATCCAAAGCAACAAGGCTTAAAGTTTATGAGAAGTACAGCGGTCACTGTGCATACTGCGGTTGTACACTCAAATTAAAGGACATGCAAGTTGACCATATACAGAGCGTGTACTGGTACAATGGTGCGAATGACATTGAAAATTATAATCCTGCTTGCAGAATGTGCAATTTTTACAAATCGACAAGGACAGTCGAAGATTTTAAAAAAGAATTAGGAAAGTTGCTTTCGAGGCTCGAAAAGGTCTTTATTTTTCGATTAGCTGTAAAGTACGGATTGATTAAAAAGACGGACAATCCAATTGAATTTTACTTTGAAAATCAAAATAAAACAGGTAAGGAGAGTGAAAAATGATGATGGATAATAAATTAAAAATCCGTGAGGTATGCGGTGATTATGCATTAGATATACCGTTCGCAGACGGTAGTGTAAACACGATATACTTTAATTCAAAACGAAATGCTGAAACAGTTAAGCATATTATCGAAGTTGACGGTAGTAAACTCAACGAAGCAACCGTGTGTGATGTGCAAGAGATTAAACACGGAAAGTGGGAAAAGTCTGATACCATAATGGGAACATATAATAGATGTTCCGTCTGCCACTTTGACGAACTTAATATAGATTTTCCGTATTGCCCACGCTGTGGAACTAAAATGGATTTGGAGAGTGAAAAATGAACAAACAGTATAAGCATTATACAGATGTTACGAGAGAAGTTTTAGACACAATAAAAATAGGCGATTTAATCAAGATTAACAATTGGAAAAAACCAATGCGAGTTATGGCTGTGTCTAAAAATTACTTTGTTATGGCAAGTAAAGTATTTAAAACCAACTATTATTCCGTGTGTTCAAAATTACCTTGGAACGGTGTTAAACATAATAACATGACTAATGGTATGTTTCATTGTGGAGCTGATGACTGGATATTTGGCTCTCCGTTAGGGATTACACATAAAAATCTTTACGAGTTTATCAACGAAGAAAGTAATAGGAAGTTTTTGCAAGAATTTGAAGATGGCAAGGCACATATTTCTGAAAGAAATGGCATGCCGATTTATGATTTGTATATTAAGTCAAATATTAAATACGTAATAGAAGAGTAAGAACAATGACTAACTTTGAAAAAATCAAATCAATGAGCAAAGAGCAGATGACACATTTTGTGCTTGATGCATTAAATAACGATGTTTGCAATTACTGCGAAAATTGCGATATTTCTTGTCTTGAAAATGAAGACTGTCCTGAAAACAAAGAAATTATTAAAAAATGGCTTGAAAGCGAGGCAAGCAACAATGGCTGAATCCAAAAAAACAGTTGCAGCGGAAACACAGGACAGACCGACAGTGCCGGCAGAAACATTATCAGAGCTTGACAAGCTCGTTGTTGCGTTTATTGACGGCGCTCTTGATGTTAATGAAATCAATAATCTTGATATATTCAACAGATGGCTTGTTCTGTCAATGTCTGCCGTATATAGCTGTACGAAAATAGGATTGCTATCCGCCAAGTCTTGCGTTAAGGCAAAATATAAGCTTTTACAAGAGTACCGTAGATTTAGGACGGACACTTTTTTTGCAAGCAAAGAACACATTGAATGGATTAATCGAACAAGAGAAACCTCTTGTAAACTAACGGAATTATCAAAAGCAATCGCTGAACATGATCCGGAAGTGTTGTCGATAGCTTTACAAATTATTGATTTGCTCACGAAGCAGGATATTTACAACAAACTTTTTATTTTATCGGACGCATCAGATACATATAAAGCAGATTGCTTAAAAACGTTGACCGAAAATGATACAGCCTTTTTGGACGAGTTTGGAAACATACCGTTTGTAGATTTGCTCTTTAAGTTTTATAAATCGGCAGAAGAAACGAGAGCATCGGAAATTTTCAAAGAGTTGGATGCCGACAACATCAGAACTGTAGCTTGTCACGTGCCGGTTAAGTCGGACGATTGTCGAGGAATCACAAAAAGCTACAAAGAATATTTCGGCATTTAAGGTAAGGTAAGGCAATATTCTTGCCAGCTGCAAAATCTTAAAGGAAATTCAAATCAAGTTAATCCTATATTAAAAAAGTAATCAAAGCGACGACTTCCGTTTTGATTAAGCTGTTACAAAAGAATGCACCAAAAATCAAACACACAATTGCAGCGGCAAGGTTGCACAGAGCAGTAACTCAAGTGGTCAGATTGGGTTACTGCATATTTATATCATCTGACTTTTTAATACGATAACAGAATAATAAATAGTCACAAAAAAGGAGTTGAGATACTCCTTTAATAGCCTGCTCAAGGAATTAATTAAGTGACCGTTTTAGTTTTAACATATATAATAGGAAGTTTAATATGTTTACATACAAAGCTGAAATCAAGTCGGGGCCTCTGCTCGAGGTGAAATACTATAAATCTTTCAGAAAGAGAAATAAGAAAAATCTTGCTCGACAAATCAATCAATCCCGAACAAACGAAAAGCAAGCCAAAGCAAACCGTATCAGAGGAGAACAACACACACAGAGGCTTATCCTTTGCAACTTCTCTGAGGGCGACTGGTTCGCAAGGTTCTCCGCTCCGTTTGGTGAATTTACCGAAGATGAATTTGAGAGGGTTGTGTCGAATTTTTTCAAGCGTATCAAACGCAGAACAGAGAAAAAACAAATCAAGTTTAAATACATTGGATATTGCGAGTGTGGCAAGCTCGGAAAAAATTGGCATTTGCATATTGTGATTGAGAATTGCGTGCGTGAAATATTAATGGAATGCTGGTCGTGGAAAAACGGCATAAATTTTACGCCACTCTACCAAGATGGCAATTATGCTGACCTTGCAAAGTACATCCGCAAAGATGTCAGCGGAAAGAAAAGATTAAAAACATCAAGAAATCTAACGAAGCCCGAAGTCAAAGTCACCGAGGGCAAGAAAAGAGAATATCGAAAGCTTGAACGAGGAGAAGCTCTGCCTTGCCCTGAGGGATATTATTTCTGCAAAGATGAAATGTGGATAAACGATTTCACAGGTGCGACTTTTCACTTTACATATTTGGCCAATGCTCACAAGCATAAGAAATTCGGAGGTGCAAAAATTTGAGAGATTCGACAAGAGATTATACAATTGCACAGTTTAGACTTTATGCATTGCTTGGCTATCCAAACAAAGCACAAGTCGTTGCCGATGAGACAATGCACCGAGCGCTACAACTTGACCTGCTTGCTGTGATAGACACACTTAATGCCTTGACCAATAGCGGTAAAGACTACATCTGTCAAGCTGTCAGCGCTGTTTACTTTGTTGCACCAACAAAACCGTTGCACAAAGGTGAAATAAATTTGAGAGTGACCAAGTTTGCTGTCAATAACTATACAGACGAACGTACGGTGTTTCGCTGGCTCAAAGAGGCACGATTGCTTTGTGCAAAACTTCGTGGACTTAACATTTGTACATATTGCACAAAGAAAGATGTCAGTAGAAGCGATTAAACCTGTTGTAAAATTAAATTGTAATGATAAAACGAAAAGTAACTACGGACTGGATCGTCCGCCAAATCCGTGAGGGCAAGGCATATAGATTTTATTTAACAGCGGATTGGCACAAAGTCAGAGACGCCAAAAAAGCGAAAGAACATTACGAATGCGAACGCTGTCGCAAGGTAGGCAAGTATAGCCCTTGTGAAGCCGTGCATCACAAGCTATACCTCAAGGCAAGACCTGACCTTGCTCTTGATATCAACAACCTTGAATGTCTTTGTAAGGATTGCCATTACAAGGAGCATCACAAATATGAACCAAAAAAATTAAAAGATGAATTTGCTGAACGGTGGTAAGTCAAAAAAGCATCCCCCGGGTCAAAAATCGAAAAAATTTCAGGCTGATGGATAACGGTATAAAGGCACGACAGTTCACCTTCGCGCACGCACACGAGAAATTTTCAGAGAGGAGAGAACAAAATGGCGCAGATTAAAATTGCTGAAATCAAGGATAGCTTAATTGAGCAACTGACTTTGAAAGGGGCAAACATTGAAGTCTATAGAGATTTAATTGACAGTTACATCTTCTGCACTAAACTTGAGCGTAAAATGCAGGCGGACATCCGCCAAAATGGCTTGACATACAAAGCTATCAGCGCCACAGGCAAAGAGTATATGAAGGACAACCCCTCTGTAAAAAATGCCGTAATGTACAACAAACAGCGTTTAGCGATCCTCTCACAAATGGGGCTGTCAATTGACAAAGTCGAAAGTGATTCGGATGACGAACTGTAAAATCATAGACGATTACATCGACCTTGTTAAAAGCGGTAAATATCGTGTCTGCCGTGAACAAATTCAGCTGATAAAATTTGTTGAAAATGTCTTTGAAAACGAAGAAATTTACGTCGATGAAGAACAGCTTGAAAAATATTTAGCTTTGCAGAAATATTTTCCTTATAAACTTTTTGAATGGGAAAAATTTTGCTTTGCTTTGCACAATTGCACCTACTCTGCTCCCGGTGTTTTAAGATTCCCTGATTTGGTTTGTGTAGTCGGAAGAGGAACGGGAAAAAACGGTTATCTTGCTTTTGAAGATTTTGCTTTGGTAACTCCGGTCAACGGTGTGCGAAACTACGATATTGATATTTGCGCAACGTCCGAAGAACAAGCACAAACGAGTTTTAATGATATTTATGAAATCTTGGAAAATAATGCGTCAAAAATGCAGCGGCATTTTAAGTGGAATAAAACCAAAATCACTAATATAAAAACAAACTCGACGATTAGATACAGAACATCAAACAGCAAAACAAAAGACGGCGGCAGACCAGGCAAAGTAGATTTTGATGAAAAACACGCTTACGAAAATTATGACCTCATTAACGTTTTTACTACAGGTTTAGGCAAAAAGCCTTTACCTCGCAGGACGACAATAACCACAATGGGAGATGTTCGTGACGGGCCGCTTGACAATGAGCTTTCGGAGGGTCTTGAAGTCTTAAATGGTGATACCTCAGATAACGGGACACTTTATTTCATTTGTCGCTTAGACGATGAAAAAGAGGTTTATGATCCCGAAAACTGGTATAAAGCTAATCCATCTCTGCAATATTTTCCGGAGTTACAAAGAGAAATAAAGAAAGAATTTGAAGAATGGAAAAAAGATAAAATTAATAATTCAGCGTTTATGACTAAACGTATGAATATTCCAAAAGGCACAGAAGCCCATCCTGTTACTTCTTGGGACAATATCAAAGCTACAAACAGACCTCTTCCCAACCTTGAGGGCAAGCCGTGCATATTTGGCATTGACTACACCAAAACTACTGACTTTTTGGGGATCGGTTTAATGTTTTTGATTGACGGCTCAATCGCATGGAAACCATTTTCGTGGTATTGTTCACAATCTGCGGATTTGGGCAGAATTAAATTTCCTTATGCTCAACAGCCTGATTTACAAAGGGTTGACGGAGCGGAAATACCTCCCGAAATTGTAGCTGACTGGTTGAGAGAGCAGACAAAGCATTACAACATTGTCGGTGGAGCATTGGACAGTTACCGCTATACTTTGCTCAAGGAGCCGTTAATGCAGTTGGGTTTTGAATGCGACCGCAAAGGACGAAATAATCTAAAACTTGTAAGGCCGTCGGATAAAATACTTGTCGCTCCTCTAATTGCTTCGGATTTCGCTAATCATCGTATTGTTTGGGGCAATTCGGCGTTAATGCGTTGGTACACAAACAACACATCGGCTGTCGAAGATAAAAACGGCAATATTATCTATGGCAAGATTGAGCCGAAATCAAGAAAAACAGACGGATTTATGGCGTTTGTTGCCGCATATACACAGCTTGATTTACTGAAACAAAATCAGCCGATGACGGTTGATGAACTCAAAAATTGCTTTAACGCAATTGTTTTTTAATGTGAGGTGATGAAAAATGGTGAAACTTTTTCAGGGCGATTGTCTTGAATTAATGAAAAACATTCCCGACAACATCGCCGATATGATACTTTGTGATTTACCGTACGGAACAACACGATGCAAATGGGATTCAATTATTCCTTTTGAACCATTATGGCAAGAATACAATCGGATAATTAAAGATAATGCCGCGATTGTTTTATTCGCACAGGAACCGTTTGCAACGAAATTAAGAAGTAGCAATTTGAAAATGTATAAATATGATTGGATATGGCAGAAGCCGCAGGGAACAAATTTCTTGAATGCTAAAAATCAACCGTTGAAGAATTACGAAATCATCTGTGTTTTTGGTAAAAAAAATTGCGATATAAGCCATGTTTTACAAAAGGAAAACCTTATACATCAGGTGGCGGTAATGTCGGTGAAGCGTACGGTGGAGGGAAAAAAATTATTACACATAATGAAGGTGTTCGGTACCCAACAAGCATTCAAAAATTTAATGCGATTCAGAACACAAAAAGATTTCATCCGACACAGAAACCAGTTGACTTGCTTGAATACTTAATCAAAACATATACAAACGAGGGTGATTTAGTCCTTGATAATTGCATGGGAAGTGGAAGCACAGGTGTTGCCTGCGTAAACACAAACCGAAACTTTATCGGAATAGAGCTTGATGAAAAGTATTACAAAATAGCAGAAGAAAGAATAAAAAACGCTGAAAAAGGCAGGTGAGAAAATGAAAATTATTGATTATTTCCGCAGCATTTTCGGCAAAAAAGATGCCGTTGCAACGGAATTTAGCGAGGACGGCTCGACAGTTGATGAACAAAGATTTCATTTAACCGAACTTGCCTTATTTACTGCAATTGATTTTATCGCCCGAAGCTTGTCGAAGTGCGAATTTGTGACGGTAAACAATAACCGAGAAAGTCGCAAAGCTGAATACTATCTGTGGAACTATGCACCTAACAAACATCAAACAAAAATCGAATTTTTTACGCAGGCTGTCGCGAAGTTGATTTTTGACAATGAGCTTTTAATTGTTGAAACTGCCGATAATCAGCTTATGATTGCTGATAGCTTCTCGAGAACGGAACACGCTTTGATTGACGACACATTCAGCGGCGTTACTTGCCGAAATTTTACATATCAGCGCATTTTTTCTGAAAGTGAGGTAATTTACCTCAGATATAACAACTTTGCTCTTAACGGCTTATTGGCCGATATGTGCAATACATATGAGCAGTTAATGTTATCGGCTCAGGAAAGATATAATAAAGCGGTCGGACACAAAGGCATTTTGGAGCTTGAAAATTACAGCTTTGGCGATGAAAATTTTGCCGAAACCTACAACAAAGTGCTGTCAAAGCAGTTTAAATCATTTTACTCAAACAAGAATGCTGTTATGCCGATTTTTAAGGGTATGAAATATTCAGAACCCTCAACTGATGCAGGAAAAACCACAAACAGCGAAATTAACGATATTCAAAAATTGAGAACTGAGGCTTACACGGTGGTCGGAAACGCTTTGCACATTCCGCCGGCAATTTTGAGCGGTGAAGCTTCACAGCTGTCCGATGCGCTGGATTGTGCTATCGGAAATGCGATTGATCCGATTGCAAATATGTTTGAACAGGAAATCACCAAAAAGAGATTCGGCGGTGCTGAATTTAATAAAGGCAATTATCTTTTAATCGACACAACAGCGGTAAGGCATATTGATGCCGTAAGTCAGGCGAACAACCTTGATAAGTCAATCGCAAGCGGTGTTTTAACTCCTGCGAAAGCTCAAAAATATTGCAATATGCTCCCTTGCCCCGAAAAATGGGCGAATGAATATTATATTACGAAAAATTATCAAACAGCAGAAAGCACATTGAAAGGTGGTGAATAAATGAAAAGTAGAAATTACAACATCAAGCAAATTGCAGACAATCAGAGTGTCTTGCAAATCTATCTTTATGGTGAAATTGAGCCGAGCTACTTGAACATTTTGGGCGACCTCGTAGAATCCAAGACAAGCGCCGAATATATTCGCAAGGCGATTGAAAAAGCAGGCGAAATTGAAGACATTGAAATCTACATCAATTCCGTGGGCGGATTTGTTGATGAAGGTGTAACTATTTACAACCTGCTCAAACGGCAGAGTGTGCCGGTTACTGCATACATTGACGGTATGGCTTGTTCAATCGCATCTGTTGTTGCAATGGCGGCTGACAAGATTGTAATGCCGTCAAACACAACAATGATGATCCATCATGCAATCGGCGGTTGTTACGGCAATGCGAAGGAACACAGAGAATTTGCAACCCAGCTTGACAAAATCAGCGAAGCAAGCACAAACTCTTACCTTGTACACGCAGGCGATAAGCTCACGAGAGAAAGCCTCGAACCGTTGCTCGATGCTGAAACATTTCTGACCGCACAAGAGGCTTTTGACCTCGGTTTGTGTGATGAAATCGTTGATCCTGTCGATTTAACGGAATCAAAAGAAATTGTTAACGATGCACAGCAAAAGAAGAATCCAAAAGCAAAACAGGCAGCGGCAGAACTTGCAAAAATGCTTGGTGCAAAGCCTGAACCGCAGATACCACCTGAGCCCAAGCCGAAAAATCCCGAAGAAAAGGATAGCTTTGGCTTTATTGAAGAATACTTCAAAAACAAAAATTATTTATAAAGGAGATTTAAAAAATGAAGAATCTTGATGCGATTAAAAACGCAAAAGCAAAGTTTGCGCAGAACTTGAAAACTGCCATTGATTCCAAAGATGAAGCAAAAATGACCGAGGCTCTCAACGCCTATGCTGATAGTATTCAGCAGTCAATCATTGAGGTCGCACAGGAAATTGGCGAAACTGCCGATAACACAATCCTTGCCAAGAGAGGATTCAGACAGCTTACAAGCGCAGAGCAGAAGTTTTATAACAATTTTGTCACAGCGGCAAAATCTGCCGATGTTAAGCAGGCTCTCACAGGTCTTGATGTTACAATTCCGCAGACAATCCTTGATACAGTGCTTGAGGATATTACCAGCAATCATCCGCTCCTCGATGCAATCGGAATTGAGAACACATACGGCTCTGTTAAGGCAATCTTTGCTACAGACACAAAACAGCTCGCCTCTTGGGGCGCTTTAAGCTCAAAAATCACACAGGAGCTTGCCGGCACAATCCAGGAAAAGGATTTCTCAACATCAAAGGTAAGTGCCTTTATCCCTGTTCCGAAGGATATACTCGACCTTGGCGCTATATACATCGACGCATATGTCCGCAGAATCCTTGCTGATGCGCTCGCATATGCCCTCGAGGACGGCTTCATCAACGGCGACGGTAACGGCAAACCTATCGGTATGCTCAAAGATCCGGAAGGAGCAGTAAAAGCAAACGCTTACACCGAAAAAACAGCAACAAAGCTCACAAGCCTTGACATTAAGTCATATATGGATGTCGTTGCAAAACTCGCAAAGGGCAAGGGCGGTAAAACCAACAACATCACATCGGTTGACCTCATCGTTAATCCTGTGGACTATCTCACAAAGATTATTCCTGCGACTACGGTCCTTGCAACTGACGGTTCATACAAGAACAACCTCTTCCCCTTCCCGACTAATGTTTACCCATCAGAAATGGTTACGGAAGGCGCTGCCGTTATCGGCCAGCTTTCAAGATATAAAGCCTGCCTCTCAACAGGTAAGGAAGGTAAGCTTGATTACTCTGACCAGTATCAGTTTCTCGAAGACAACAGAGTTTATCTTGTTAAGGCTTACGCAACAGGCTTTTCGCTTCATACGAATGATTTTGTTAAGCTTGATATTTCGGCGCTCAATCCTGCTGAAATTAAAGTAACTCTTAATCAGGCAGCAACAGCTTAATTTATCACGGAGGTGTTGAACAATGGGAATTATAAGCGATGTAGTTAATATGCTCGATTTTGACCGTGAGCACATTGAAACAGATGAAAGCACAAAGTCGAAAATTGAACTGATTATAGCCAATGGAAAACAGCACCTCCGCGATTATAACCCTCTACTTACTGATGAGGATTTTGAGCGAGCAACAAGGGCAAGAAGTTTACTGTTTGATTACTGCCGTTATGCTTACTCGAACGCTGTTGAAATGTTCGACCATAATTTTGAAAGCGAAATTCTGAAATTAAGGCAGGAATATGAGGTGAAAAGCTATGATTTTGAAGAATAACATAGATTTTTTAACCTTTAATGACGGTGTTGCAAAAATCTATGAAACGGATGAAAACGATGACATCATCACCGACAGTTTGAAAAAGTATCGTTTCGGCAACGAAAAAATTGGAGTAACTCGGTTTTACGGAGCAAAGCAGAACGATATTGAACTGTCAAAGGTCATACATATTCACAAGGACGAAAACTTGCGAACAGACATGGCGGTTGTTATCAGCGGCACAAGGTTTAAAATCGAACAGATACAGCACGATAAAAGCAAAAATCCCCCTTGCTCGATTGTGAGCCTGTCACAGAGGGGACTGTATGAGGGTGGTGCAGATGTTTTTTAAAAACTACGATGAATTTGTTGAACTCATAAAGTCTTGTGGTTTTAAGTGTGTGGAGGCAGATTACAACAAGTCAACCCCTGCTCCCTATCTTGTTTACTTTAAAGACGAGGAAGAAGGCATTTACGCAGACGGTAAATGCCTTTGGAAAACTGCAAAAATCATCATAGAACTCTACACAGCGAAAGATGACCACACAAGCGAAACGAAGTTTGAGGAGTGGCTCAACGAAAACGGCTTCGGTTGGAAAAAACCAAATCGAGCATGGGACACAACCAATAAACTTTGTGTAAGCTATTACAATTTGGGCGTGACTTTTGATGAGTGATTACAAAAAAGTCGGTATCGACCGCCTTGGCGATACCCTATCGAAAGAGCTGTCAACCTATTCGGCTGATGTGCAAATGGGTGTCCGACTATTGGTCGATGAAAAAGCCGAAGAACTTAAAAACGAAATCAAAAAGAATGCACCTGTAGGCAGAAGAAAAAAATATCGCAAATCGTTTAGAGTTAAAATCACAAACGAAACATTTAGGTTTTATGAAAAAACGGTTTATGCCGCTAAACCTGAGTACCGGCTTACACACCTCCTCGAAAAAACTCGTAAAAAGAGGGGCCAAAAAGGCGGAACGGTACAACCGAAGGTGCATATTGCTCCGGCTACAGAGAAAATTCACGGCGAATTTGAAGCCGGAATAAAAAAGCTCATTAAATCATCGGAAGCTATGGGCGGCGGTGATTTGAGCAGCATAAAAAGAATTTAAAACATAAGGAGTGTTTATTTTATGAACAAAACTATTAGAAAAGTTGGTTATGCCGTACTTACAGAAAGCAGCACAGGCGAAATCACATACGGTAACCCCGTGTGGTTTAAGTCTGATGAAGCAGGCGGCAGAAGTATCGGTGCAGAGCCTATTGGCGATTCAAATACAATCTACTCTGACGGCTTGCCTATTATTGTAGCGAGTGCAAATGGCGGCTACACAATCAGTCTTGAGCTTATTTCAGCAGTCGACGACATCGAAAAAGATTGGTTTGGCAATGATGAAGCAACTGAGGGCGGTATCATCGAAAAGGGCGGTATCAAAGTAATGCCGAGATTCGCTCTTCTTGCTGCCAAGGAAACATACAAAGGTGACAAGCTCTACGAGATTGACACATATTTTGACTGTACAGCTGCAAGAGCGAGCAGGAACGACAAGACATCAGAGGGTAACTTTGATCCACAGTTCCCAACATTTACAATCACGTCAAAACCACGCCCTGACAATGACTTTGTGCGCTACACATCATATGCAGATACTCTGCCCGAAAGCGTTGTAACTCCTACTGTAAAGGCTGTAAAGGCTGCAAAATCGGCAGTTCCTACAGATCAGGCCTCATCAGACACTACAAAGGCGGCTAAGAGCTAATGAAAGACACAGTTGTTATTAACGATAAAAATGTTGAGGTTGAGGTTACAGCATATACAATGCTCATCTACGAGGACACATTCAAAGGACACAGCTTTTTGCGTGATGCCGACCGTGTCCTTGTCAAGAATCTCAATGATGTTAAATTTGGCTCTGCTGTAAAGCTTTTATGGGCAGCGGCAAAGACGGCAGACGATACAATTCCCAACTTTAAGACTTGGGCGAAAGAAATCAGCATTAAGGACGCTATTTCGGCGACAGACACAATCATCAATCTCATCGTTGACAGTCTTAAAAGCGACAGCCCAAAAGTGACAGCGACAGCGACCTAAACGGAACTTTCCTGACGGCGAAGGAAATCTTATCCTATGCCGTCAGGTGTGGTCTGACTGTCGCTGACCTACAAAGATTTACAATAGGTTTTGTGATTGATTATGTAGAAACCTATTTTGCATTGCGAAACAATAAAAACATCCATGAGGATGAAGAAAAATATCGGAAAATGAAATCTGTATTGCCTTTCGTTACAGAAAGATTTGAAAGTAAAGAAATCTCGGAAAAGCAGTATAGCGAGTTTATGAACCGATATAGGAAATTGGAGGACAGATATGGCATCAACGATTAAAGGCATCACCGTCAAGATTGCCGGCGACACTATAGATTTACAGAAATCCTTAAAAGCTGTACAGTCCTCATCGGCGAGCTTGCAGAGAGAACTGACGGCGATTAATAAGCAGTTAAAATTTGACCCTGAAAACACCGTTCTGCTCGCTCAAAAACAAGAAGTATTGAAAGAGCAGATTGATAAGAGTCAGTCTGCTCTTAGTCAATTGCTTGATGTACAAGATCAGGTTGAAGAACAGGCAAAAAACGGCGAAATCTCAACCGAACAGTACAGAGCTTATCAGCGTGAGGTTGAAAAAGCAAAAAGCAAACTCGAAACTTTTAAGAAACAGCTTGCAGAAACCGAAGAAAAGGCAAACGAAATAAACCTTGAATCAGCACGGACTGAAATGTCAAAAACTGAAACAAGCGTTGATAAAGCAGGCGATAGTTTTAAAAATCTTGGAAATAAGTCCAATAAAACTGATTTATCCAAAGTTAAGAAAGAAATGGATGATGTTAAATCCTCTGCTGACAATCTCAAATCCGCTGTCGGTGATGCATTAAAAGAAGCAGGCGCAGCGGCAACAACGGTCGGCGGAGCGTTGACCGGAACTATCATAAGTGCAAACAGTGAAGAAAAAGCTTTAAATTCCTTGCAGGCTCAAACCGGCTTGACCGCCGAGGAGATGACAAAGTACAAAGATGTCCTTGAAGATGTTTACACAGGAAATTTCGGCGAATCTCAGGAAGAAGTTGCAAATGTCCTTGCTTTGATTAAGCAGACAACGAACGAGACCAATCCAAGTAAGCTTAAAGATATGACCGAAAATCTCTTTACATTGAGAGATACATACGATTACGATTTTGTCGAAACCTTGAGAGCGGTCAACATGCTTATGGAGCAGTTCGGTGTAACGGGTGATGAAGCGTTTAACCTTATTGCGCAGGGCAGTCAAAAAGGCCTGAATAAAAACGGCGATTTGCTCGACACAATCAACGAATACTCCGTACATTACAAGCAACTCGGTTATGATGCAAATGAATTTTTTAATTCGCTTGAAAATGGCTCTAAAGCAGGTACTTTCAGTATCGACAAGCTTGGCGATGCCATGAAAGAGTTTGGAATCCGTTCTAAAGATACAAACTCGAGTACGCAGGAGGGATTTACTCTTCTTGGCTACGGCGCAAAAGCCTCAGCTGAGGACATTCAAAAAGCCAAAGATGAAGTCGCAAAGCTCGAAAAAAATCTTTACTATGCAAAAGAGGAGCAAAAAGGCTTTAACAATTCGACGAGCGAATTGACAAAGCAAAAAAACGCTGACAAAATTGCCGAATACTCCGAGGCGTTAAAAACCGCTAAAGAAAATCTTGCAAATCTCGAATCAGCAGGCAAAGGCACAAAAGGTAGTATTGAGGATTTGCAGGCAAGATTTGCAAAAGGCGGAGACAGCGCAAAATCAGCAACATCAGAAGTCTTAAAGGCTCTTTTCGAGATGGACGATAAGGTCAAGCAGAATCAGGCAGGCGTTGACCTCTTCGGTACGATGTGGGAAGATTTGGGAATCGACGGCGTAAAAGCCTTAACGAAAGTTAATGGCTCTGCCGACAAGACCAAAAATGCCATGAAAAAGATTAAAGACATCAAATACGACGATGTCGAAGCCGATTGGGCGAGCCTCGGCAGGACTGTGCAGACTGATGTCATTAATCCTATCGGCAAATCATTATTCCCCGAGGTAAAAAAACTTTGTAAATTTGCGAGCAAGCATACAGATGATATTATTCCAACGCTAAAACAGATTGGTGTTTTAACTACTGCTATTTGGTCGGGTAAAAAGGCCACTAAAATAGTTACAGAAATCAAAAATCTGTGGGGAGCTTACAAGTCTTTGAGAGCGGCAACAGATGCCGCTAAAATCTCACAAGAGGGACTTAACACTGCTCAAAAAGCAAATTTGTGGGGATTAGTTGCAGGTTTAGTTGTTGGTGCTATAGGCGAAATTTGGGCATTTTCAGAGGCTAACGACAGTGCAAAACAATCCCAAGAAGAACTTAACGAAGCTCAGGAAAAAGCAAAAGAAGAAATCAAAGAGCTGAAAGATGCCAATGATGAGTATGTGCAAAGTAAGAAAGATGCGGCGTCAGAGGTTGACAGCGAATTTCAATATTATGACAATTTGTGGGACGAATTGCAAGGTATTGTAGACCAAAACGGAAAAGTCAAAAAAGGTTACGAGGACAGAGCAAAATTTATTACCAATGAATTGAGCCGAGTTACAGGCGATGAAATCACTTGGAACGGCAATGTTATTCAGTCCTATAAAGACCTTAAAGGCTCTATGGATAAAGCACTTGAATCAAAAAAAGCTCTTGCTATGTTATCAGCTACAGAAGATGCTTATCAGACTGCTGTATCGGGTCTTGCAGGAGCGAAAACTGACGCAATAAATGCTTATGCCAAAAAGAAAAAAGCACAAGAAGAGCGCGACAGTGCAGCGGAAACCGCACAAAAATATAATACAGAAGGACTTGACAGAAACAAAAAAATAATCAAAATTGCGGGGTGGGCATTTGAGAATGGAAAAATCTCGCAAACCGATTATCAAAAATACCTTAAAGACGCACAAAATAAGCAGAATACAGCTAAAAACGAGCGTGCTTTATCATCATTTGGCGCGGCATACGGTGCTGAAAGTCAAAAAGCTAAAGATAACCTCAAAGAGAAAGAAAAAACTCTTAAAAAAGTTGAAAGCAAATATAACGAGTATCAAAGAAAACTCGTTAATTATAACACCACGATCCAAAACGTCGAAAACCTCACAGCGGCAAATGCTAAAGGCAACACCGAAGAGATTAGAGCCGCAATGTCAGATGTTGCTAACAGTATAGTTACATACACAACAGGCACTAAAGATACTCTCGAACAGCAGGTCAATGATTTTAGGACAAATGCCGAGAATCTACGGACGGCATACAAAGACGGTGTTGAGGGCGTAACGAAAGACCAAGTTGAAGAAGCCGAAGAGTTGCAGGAAAGAGCAGAAATCGAGCTTGCTAAGTACACCGATATGTACGGCACGGTTGCCGCAATCGCTACGGGCAAAGCTGACGAAATCAACGCACAACAGCAGAAAATCAAAAACGGTTTCATTGATGCTGAAACAGGTTCAAGAGAGAGTCTTGAAAATCAGCTTGCGAACTTTACCGCAAACTATGAGTTGCTAAAAACGGCAATGGACGAAAATCAACCGGGTGTTACCCAAAAAATGGTTGATAACGCAAAAGAGCTTGTAGATAAAGCAACCGGTGAACTTAACAAACTTGAAGGAAATAGTAAAGATGCGGCTGAAAAAGGCGTTAACGGAGCTGCCAACACTCTTGAGAGTAAAGAGTCAAAAGAAAAACTTAAAAAAGGCGGTAAAGCTGTAAAGAAATCAGTAAAAGACGGTGTTGGCGATACATACGCAGATGGTAAATCATTAGCCGAAATGTTTGACCAAGGTTATTTTGACGGCATAATTGATATGTTAGTCACATTATTTGGCGGTGAAGATAATCCAGCCGCACAAATGGTTAAGGCTAATATTACAGCGGCTGCAAAAGCACAGGACTCACACTCACCGAGCCGAAAAACTCGAAAGTTAGGCAGATATTTTGGCGAGGTTTATCGTCTTGGAATCGCCGATGAAATTGCCGAAACGCAAAAAACAGTAAGGTCTTTAACATCAAGGGCTTTGTCAGCTGTTGAAGGCAATCCAATCGGAGCAATTAATAATAAATTTGCAGACATTCGCACACAAAGCCAAAATGCGACAGTAAACGGTCAAATGTTGAAAGCTGTTACAAATTCACCTACGATTGAGATTCAATTCACAGGCGATGTCAACATCAATAATGACATGGATGTTGATGATTTTAACCGTCGTGTTTCAGCGGCAATTGTTGAAACCCTTGACGGCGAAGCGTCAAGGTTGGGAGGCTGAAAATGAGGCACAGTTTTGTTTACAATGGCATTGATTTGCGAACATTAGGCTTTTTTATAGCGAACACTCCCAAATATCAGATAGCGAAACGCAATTTTGATTTTATCTCTGTTTATGGAAAAAACGGCGGAGTGATTTCCGATAACGGTGTTTTTGACAATGTTGAAATGCAGTTCGAGGTCAACAGTTATCCGTACATTGTACCGAACGAAAGCAATGCAGAGCTTGTAAGAGCATTCGCCGAATGGCTTACCGTTTGGGACGGCGAATATAAAATCTTTAGGGATTCATACAACCCCGGCTATTTTACGAAAGCAATTTGCACAGGAATTGAGCCAATAGAAGAGGTTGCCCCCCTTTGTTTGTCAACAACAATAAATTTCAGCCGAATACCATTTTGGTACAGTGATTTAGGGCAAGAGATTATCCGACCAAAATTAACCTCAACACAAAATGCAGAAATCGAAGTCTATAATCCCGAAAATTACACAGCCGAGCCTTTCATCAAGATTATCAATAAAGGCACAAAAGTTAATCCGTTGACGCTGACGGTTAATGACGGTCCAACTTTAACAGTTAAAACATCATCGGATAAGGACTATATTGAACTTGATTCCGAACAGCAGTCCGCTTCTTTCAATAATGGCACGAGCTTGGCGAACAATTGCATAAGTTGTACAGAGTTCCCAAAGCTTTTGCCCGGTTGGAATAAAATAAAGCTCTCAGGAAAAAGCGCAAATGCGTTTACTGACATTGAAATTAAGCCGAATTGGAGGAGATTGTAATGTACCCTATCTTGTACAACATTGCTGATTTTTACAAAAATTCAACCCCATTGTTTGAATCTAACGGTTTCGGTTTTTTGACCGAATGCACCGAGTTTTTGGCGACAATGGAGCAAAATGGCACATACAGCTTTAGCGCGAAAATAAAAAGCACAGATAAGCTTGCACCCAAAATTAAAATAACCTCATATATTAAAGCGAAAGTAAATAATGTAGCTGAGCCTCAGTATTTTTATGTCACAAAAATAGAGGTCGATAAAAACGGTGATTTAACCGTGTCAGGCGAACATGTGTCAAGAATGTTCTTTCAGAACGGAACAATTCCTCGTGCAATGGACGGATCGATGTATGGCACGCCAAAAGAACTAATTGACCACTTTATGCGAGACTATAGCATAGTAGGAGAGCCTCTGCATATGTGGTTTACGGAAGCCCCATATAAGTGGTTTAGCTTCAGTTCATCAATCACAGCAAAGAAAAGAATTTATTTAGGCTATTCACAAGCGGTAAAGTTTGAGGATATCTTCAAAGATGACGACGAAGGACTGATAAATCAGTTTGGTGGTGTTCTGTATTTTAATAATTTTGACATTTATTTTAATAAAATCAGTACAGCAGGTGCGAAAAGTGGCTATCGTATAGCTTTCGGCGCTAATGTGTCAGATTATAAGCAGACTACTGAAATCGGCAACTACTATACACATGTTATGCCTTACGCACGATGCAACACTACAAATAATAAAGAAGTTGTCGTGTCAAGCCCTGAACCATATGAAACAGGACTAAAACGGAGCATAAAAAACACATATTTGTATGATTGCTCGAGCAAAATCAAGAAATTCACTTTAAATCCAAGCACCGGCGAAAACTACGAAGAAGTCAGAGATGCCTTACGAAATGCGGTCGCCGATTACAACTATTCAACAGAACAGACAGCGGAATCGCTGAGCATAAAAGTTACCCTCGAAAACGAGCTTACAAAAATGAATGCAATCAAACTCTACGACGAAGTGACGATAGTGATGCCGGACGGCACGAATTTCAGCCGAAGAATTTCAAAAACTGTCTACGACAGCGTATCACACAAATATAAAGAAATCACAATCGGCGATTTAGAAATGTCGATGTCTGATTTATTAAAAATTCAAAGGAGGTTTAAAAAATAATGGCGATTAGTTTAGAGCACAAATCAATTACGGTTGATGTCAATAATCGAAATGCGCCAAATGTTGTTGCGATTGCAAATGTAAATGATAAAGCGGCTCGCTATCTTGATGTAACATTAACGGCAAGCGGAAATAAGCTTACATTTACAGGTTGCACAGCGACAGCGACTTTTGCGATTGACGGATATTTAATTTCGGATTCAGTTGCTTGCACGATAAACAGCGCAGCGGATGTTATTACCGTTCCGCTCGAAAATTTCAAGTCTATGTCAGGCTTTTTAGCGATTGAAATCAAAATCGCAAACGGCGAAACTCAGGTGTTGAATACACCGCTTGCTTTAAAAGTTAAAGTGACTCCAAGTCTTCTTGATAAGAGCATGATCAGTAAAGACAGCGTTGGCACAGCCGCTGAAATCTGTAGAGAGGTTGCCACGGCACGAGGTGATTATGATAACCTCAACGCAAGGCTTAACGGGATTGATTCCGCTGTAACAAACAAAGCCGAAAAAAGCACGGTCAGTCAGCTGTCGGCACGAATGCAGACGGCAGAAACATCTCTTACAGGCAAGGCAAATGCAACAGATGTAGCCAATGCTCTTAAAGAGGATGATTCAAACAAAGTGAGTTCCAAAACGGACATCACAGACAGCAGTACTAATTATCCGAGTATCAAATATCTTGACGCTTATTATTACAAGGCAAATGAACTCTACTCATCAGAAGAGACGAACGAGCTTCTTGGTGACAAAGCCAATGCAAATTCTGTCTATTCTAAAACAGAAACTGATAATCTGCTCGGCAACAAAGCTGACCTTGTTAACAGCTCGAATATTTTTGATTTCGATGCTTGGGCGAAGGAATTGCAAAAATTAAGTTCACCAGTTTATCACGGTACACTTGATGAATTGAATTTTGATGAAAAATCAATTACCATTACCTCTACAGAAAAAGACACTTATACGAATAGTTGGATGTTACCTTACGCTAAAACAATGAAAATAAGTGTAAAACCGAATACTAAATATTGGGTATATTATATTGCAACCAAAAATAGTTGCAATACTATAATTTTTCTTAATGGAATCGCTACCGATGGAACTGCTGTAAAAATAAATAATGGTAAAGGGACATTTGTCACAAGAGATAATACGTCGTTTATAACGCTTAGGTTTGGTATTTATAGTAGTGGTGCTACTTTCAAAGTTTCTAAAATTATGATTACTGAAAAAGAATCAATCTACTTACCGAATGAAGTTGCAGAGGGCGTCCCAGAGGTTGCAGACGAAATTTTGGCATTTGAAAAGACAACCCAAGCCTCACTTGACGGTAAATATGACAGTTCAAACATAGAAAGCGGTACATCAACGCTTACGCCATATTCAACCGTTGCCGATAAAATCAAAAGTGCAAGCTGTGCATATAAGACGATTGGTGATGTTGTAATTGTCAGTGCAACGGTCAAAATGAACGCAGTATCTCTTGGCGGCAATAGCACGTGTCCAATGATTGATTTGCCGTACAAATGTATTTCCGAGGACAATGTTTTTTGTGTCGGTATTTCAAACCTTGGCAAGCTCTTTAAATTTGCCATTCCGAAAAATAACACTTGGCTACAGTTTTCGACTCAGGATAAGACCGCATATACATTCGCAGACGGCGAGCAAATTAATGTGATTTGTTCGTACAAAATTAAATAACGGAGGTAAAAATTATGGAACTTAAAGAAAAAATCACACTCGATATGCTCACAAAGGACAGCGTGTCGGTACTCAGACAGCAGTTTTTGACCTTTAACGGTGAAGAAATGCAGGTCGGCGGAAACATCCGCAATGCCTACATGAATGACGAATCAGGCAGAGAACAGATAAGAAAAGTCTTGTCTGATGAATATTACAATGCCGTAATGGCTGTATGGGGCGACGCTCTGACAGCTGACGGACCGAAAGAAAGTGAGAGCGAAAACAATGCAGATTGACATTTTATTGCTTGCTGAAATCATATCGGCATTAACCGTTATCAGCGGTCTGATTTTCGGCATTTTTAAGTTTATCGAAAATAACAAAAAGCAGAACACCGAAATCAAGAAAATCAAAAACGAACAGACCTTGACTATGTACGCTCTGCGTGCTTGTCTTGACGGCTTAAAACAGCAGGGTTGCAACGGTCGAGTGACCGAGGCTATTAATAAGATTGATAAGTACCTCAATCAGTCGGCACACTCTGCCGATGATTTAAATTAACGAAAGGATGATAACAATGAAAATGACAAACAAAATCTATGATGTACTTAAATACATCGCACTCATCGTACTGCCTGCAATCGGCACGCTTTATTTCGCCGTAGCAGGTATTTGGGGCTTGCCGTACGGTGAGCAGGTTGTCGGCACTATTACAGCCATTGACACCTGCCTTGGTGCATTGCTCGGCTTATCAGCGTATAAGTACAACAAAAACGAAAGCGAGGAATAATTATGTCAGCAAAGAAAATCTATCTCAGTCCGTCAAATCAGAACGGCAACACCTATGCAACGGGCGGTACAAACGAAATGGCTCAGTGTGACAAAATCGCCGCCGCAACCGCAAAGGCACTCAAACGCTGTGGCTTTGAAGTAATGGTTGCAAAGTCGGGAACGCTTATGCAGACAAGATGTCCCGAATCTGACAGGTTCGGTGCGGACATTCATATGCCAATCCACACCAACGCTTTTAACGGCAAATACACAGGCGGTACAAGAGTTTTCTGCCTGAACTCAAACGGCAGAAAGGCTGCCGAGGCGGTAAAGT